AACGCCAATGCTTTACGCTCACCCTTATCCGTATGGACAACTGGTTGACCGTGGTCATCTAAACTTATATCTGTGATAGTAGTTCTGACGTTTCTAAATTTACCAACGTCAATCTTATCACCCACTTTTAATTCAATAACAAAGGAATCCATAATTCATCTCCGCACTACGGCAGGTACATCGCCGTCATCATCAGGGTCATCTTCATCCTCGTCATCCCAGTCTAACTCTTTTAGTTCTTCAATACGATCCTGTAAGGATTGTGTGAGATCATCACGAGTCTCAGGAGTCGGGAAGTTTACAACCAGTAACTCTTCATCCTTCTCAATCTCTGCTACTTCTGGGTGATTACTAGAACTCAATGGGTTCTCTTGTTTAATCTCCTCATCATTAACATAGACCTTAATAGGTTTATTAATGTCTGCTAGATTCTTCCACATCAGAGCAAATGCTGCACCCGCTAATGCGAATGAAGCAAGTCCAAATAGGGCAAATCCTATGACAGTCATTCTTTGTTCTCTGGTTTTTTCTTTTTGTTGACTCTTTTGATCAGTTTAGCATACTGAACATCCTCCCTAGTATACCAGTTAGGGTGTTTTTTGGCAACTTTGATCAATCGTTTAGCAGTTTTTCTAAAATCTTTCCTCTCTTCATGGTTCCGTCCTTCTCTAATTTCGTGGTCTGCCAAACCATCTGCCTCCTTAACTTTAACAGCATTTGTCATTATCACTCACCTTAGCATCATCATCTTCAGCAATAAGATTCTCAATCTCTTTAACTACTGGTTGTGGTTCATTCTCGTCTTCAAACATCATCTCTAGGTTGAATTCATCATCCAGTGTGCTAAGATCAAAGTTCTTAAAGAAATCGTCTCCTTGTGGTGGTGCTGGTTCTGTTGGTACTTCTACCTCACCAGTAACCTCTGGAGATGCAACTACATTCTCAAAATAACTATCATCTATGGCATCATCAAATAATGATTCATCAACTTCACCATCAAATAGAGTCACCTGTGAATCAGTAGGAACAGATTCAAACATCTGTTTACTATCATTTGCTACCTCTTCAGCAGCATCTTGATTCTCAAAGAATGTATCATGATCTAGTTTCTGTTGTGTTTGAATACGTTCTATTTGTAGTTCATGATCCTTCATCAAGAACTCCATCTGTTGCTTATGCTCCTTCTCATGCATCTCAGTGGTTGACCACATACGTTGCATTTGCATATCATGATCCTTCTCTAAGTCTTTAACATACTCATCATGATTCTTCTGCATACTATCCATCTGCAACTCAAGTTCTGCCATCGCTTCTTCCCATGACACACTCTTCTTCTTCTCTTCCTCTTCTCGTCTCTTCTTCTCTTCTAACTGAGAACTCAGTTCTGTACGATAATGCTCAACATACTTATCAATCTGACACCTTGCAATAGGAGTATTTGGAATGGCACTATCATACTCTACCCAACCCTCACCATCAGGAGTTCCATCATCCTTCCATTGTATTGCCCACAAATGTTCGATATCAGTAAAGGGCCAATTCTCTACAGTAAAAAATATACCAGTACCATCAACTTTAATATAACGATCCTGTTCAATCAGTGTAAATTGCTTCATTTTGAACCTCCAAGTTTATGAGTATGGTCATTATCATCATTTGTATCTACCTCAGTAGCATTGATGATCTTTCTTTCTTGCATCATCTGTGCAGCAGCAGATAATACATTTATGTTAGTTTCATTCGCCTTCACCATCTCATTTCTAAATGACTCAACAGCAGCACCAGTAGATCTAGATTGCTGAGAATTCTCTATTAATAACATAGGCAACCATGTAACAGCACAACCCCACTCATCTACTGCTTCACCTGTTTGTGGGTTAGCACCTCTAATTTGTGTATACCATGAACAACCAAGTTTTTTACACTTATCTTGTATCAATGGACAAAAATCTTCTGGTTCTAATTTTGCCATACTAAATCTAAGTCAAGTTATTTAGATAAATTAATCCAGTTTACACATTATAACATCGACATATTGAACTGCCAAGTTAACCTGTGCTGTATATGTTCCTTGAATTTTTACTGTTCCACCAAAAGGATGATCATGTGGACCACCACCTGCTCCTTCTATTACTCCACCAGTGTTAGTTGATCCATCAATGATTCTAGCACCAGCATTACTAAATGGTGTAGCATTAGAACCTCCAGTAGGTCCCAATGTATGAACGTGTTGGTGTTCTGGTAATTGTGACACTGTTAGAGTATGATCACCAATTACTTTTGGTACACCTGCTGGTGGTACAATAGTCCTTGTCTCATTAACTGTTATATCAATGTCCTTCACAGAAGATAATGTTGAAGTAAAATTCAAAATACCTGAAGATACTCCTCCACCTGTTCCAGTAACAACTCTCAGCATTTTATTATTAACAGATGCATCTGTTATCTGAGTCCAACCAGTAGGTGCTGAAGGTTCCCAGAATAACTTCTGTGTGTTAGCAGGATACATCCAGTAATATGAATTAATGGAGTTACTAGCATCTGCTATATCAAATTGTATTCCATTCGCAGTTAATCTTGCCATATCAACTAAATGTACAGACTAATACATCAACATACTGAAGTCTTAAGTCAATCTGTCCTGCTCCATTAGCAGAGAAGTTTGCTTGTCCACTAAACGGGTGATCATGTGGTTGTCCTATCTGTCCACTAGGAGACACAACATTACCAGTAGGAGCACTACCAGTAACCCTGAAGTTACTACCACCACCTGAAGCACTAGCAGCACCACCAGTTAGTGAATTGTGAGTATGATCAGGGATTTGGGAGATTGCTAGAGTAGTACCACCAACATTACCTGTTACAACTGTAGTAGCACTGAACGGAACATTCAATGATGATGTACTATTTGGGAATACTTGCGAGAAGGTTAAACCTCCTGCTCCTGAAGTACCACCAAATCCAAATCCACCACCAGTACCATTAACAAGTCGTAATGCTTTATCGTTATGTGCGTTCTCTTTAACCCATCCAGTCGGAGCTGCTGCTTGGAAGAAAACCATAGCAGCACCCTGCTCTACCACAGCGTATTTTGAATTTAACGAGGTAGAATCACTGAAAGTGACACCCGTCGCTGTAAGAATTGCCGACATTGTATAATGTTATTCCTTTATTCTTTATTTAGCACCTTTTTAGATCCATCATTTATCCAGAACCCATCTTCTGTCAACTCCCATCCATCATCTTGCATTGCCTTCCAACTACCATACCTCTCCATTGCTTCCTCAGTTAGATTCATCTTAATCCATGCAGGCCAAAGTTCCTCTTCAACTTGAGGCATTTGTAATTCCTTCCTACGTTCTAATGCATACTCACGATACATCTCTTGAGTCCACCCATCATTATATGGTGACTGTGCTTGTATCTCAGCATCCATCAACTTATAATCAAATAAGAGTTCTCTCTCTTTGTCTGGAGTATCAGTATCCCTGACGTAGACAGTCTTGCCACCATCAGGAGACTCATAGATCTTTGCCATTAGATCTCCTCATCACAATGCTTCTCTACAATTTCTTGAATAACTTCACTAAATGCATTACGCAATTCATATTGAATGTCATTCTTATCCTTCTTTAACCTACTAACTGTAATAGGTGGAAGTGTAAGGGTAGCAGTGATGTCCCATAGACCAAGTTCTTTGTTCTTGGTAGTATTAATTTCCAGCATTTAAACTTGCCTCCGCATAGTCACGATTGAATAGATCAAGACCTTCTCTAGTCAGTACACTCTTGTACATATTATCAAATGTCTTTGGTGGTAGTGTGAGTACCTGAGCACCATATAACAAGCAACGTGATGCTTGATGTGCTTCTCTAATAGATGCTGCTAAGATTTTAGTAGGCATCTTATGTTCCTTCTTAACTCCACAAATTGCTTTAATTAGTTCTACACCACTAAAACTATTGTCGTTAAGTCTACCTACAAATGGTGATAGGTATGTAGCACCTGCCTTCATTGCTAAACATGCTTGAGCAACAGAGAATACCAATGTTACATTGGTTGGGATACCATTATCACTCAACCTCTTACATGCTTTAAGTCCTTCAACTGTGCATGGTACTTTAATAGTAACAGCAGGTGAGATAGGATAGTATGTCTCTGCCTGTGCTATCATATCATCAGCAGTATCAGCAACTACTTCAGCAGATATACTCTCCATCTGAGGATAGCGTTCTGCAATCTCTCTGATTACTTCTTGTTGAGTACGACCTGACTTAAGTATTAAGGTAGGGTTTGTTGTTACCCCATCAATAAGTCCTGTATCATAACGTGACTCAATCTCTTCTATGTTTGCGGTGTCTAAAAAGAATCTCATTTTTTCTTTTGGTAATGTTGTGGAAGACTGCCTTCCAAAAATCATAGGTATCAAACCTATTCCACGGGATCTTCACAGTGAACAAATCCTACTATTTTAGATTTACGGTCACGATTCCTATAACCAATGTCAGCAACGACATCCATTACATGAAGTATATCCTTGACAGGTGTTCCCTCTGGTAATCTGGTCATAACAAAATCAAATGCAGGGAAGAATTCATCCGCAGCATCCGTAAGTTCTTCCATATTTAGAGGTGCTTTATCCATTGTCAGATTTAGTTGTGTTCTTATGAAGATTTTCTAGTGCTTTGAGAACTTCTGGAGTCTCTTCCCATTCCCATACATTTGTATGCTTAGGGTTCTTCTTCTCTTGTGTGAAGGTTCGTTTTGCCATAGATTGTTTTCTACTAGTATAGATTATATCATAAGATCAACTGTGCAGCAATATACTCTGCCACATTGTTATAGGTTTCACTTCCAGCATGTGCCATGTCTCTACCATAATCCACCTGTGGTATGTACTCAGCACCTATCTGGTTATCCCTAAAGAGAGTAAAATCAGCATATGATGTATTATGACATAACTGTTGAGCAATCTGTCTGCATAGATGAGAAGTTATCTCACCATGACTCTTATTATATCTCCATGCTAAACCCATACCAGCATCATCCTCCAACCAATTACCACAATGAGTTACTTCATCAGAATAGTATGGTGCTCTACCAGATCCAGACCATCCAATGACTACACCCTTGGGATTATATTGTGCTAATAAACATGAGAGATTGTGTATTGTAAATGTTGGTGAAGATCCAGGTACACCCATGTTAATTACAGGATGTCCTATCTTATCCTCTAATTGATGTGATATAGTTTCATCTTCAGCAACACCAACACCATACACATAGGAACATCCCATTAAAACTATAGATTTTGCCCAATGAATATCATTCCATTCCTTTGTACGATAACCATCGGAGTTAACATGATACTCTACTCTCTTGGTAGCATACTTCCATTCAGGTGTATAGTTCTTCTTAGCACGTTCTTTAGTGTCTTGATCAAACCAATCAATAGTATCAGGTCTATCCTGAATACTAAAGAACTTTATAAATGGATGCTTAAGTTTAAAAAGATTATACTCTCTCGTGTAGTCTCTCATAATAAGTTACAGGTAATGTTGGATCTGGTTTAGTATACACATCACGATTAGCAGGACACATTGAACAAAATGATTCATCTTCTCTATTTAAAAACTCTTGAAGTTCTTCATCAGTACAGTCCACGTCTAATGATTGATACTTTAAGTATGGATTCCACTTATCAGATAAATTATACTTCTTTGCTTGCATTGGTAAGTATGCTAATGCTGGGCACTTCCATAGTTTACCTTCATGCATCTGCATGGCATGCTTTGATATACATACCTCCCAACTCTTCCTAGGATTATTATCCTCGTATGGCATCATTGTATCACCAAATCCCTTGTATTGTCTAACCCACTCCTTATTAGTGAAGTCCCAGAACTCTACCCACACACCAAGATCATGCTTCCATTTCTTAGCAAGTTTATACCCACGCTTAAACTTCTTAATATAATTTGGATGCTCTGTACTATGAATTGATACTGCTAGAGTAGCACCAGTTGCTACAAGCATTTGTGGTAATCTAGGTTGCAGATGTAATCCTGTTGCATTAGTTATTACATCTATCCCAGTAGTAGGATCAGGGAACATTGCCCTAACCATATAAACAATCTCAGGTAGATCTTTATTTAATGTTGGTTCACCACCAAGTATAGTAAATGTCTTTGGTTTTACTCTCTTACTCCACCCATATAACCACTCTTCACAATCATCCAATGATATATTACCAGTGTGACCATGATTAGAATAATGAGAACATCCCTCACAGGTAAAATTACAAGCATGAGTGACGTGTAACTCTAACTGTTCGATGTCATACATGGTAATTGAAGTTGATTAATAATCTACGATCTGTATCAGTACATGTAGTACCAGTATGTCTTGTAGTACAAGGGAATCTTACAAATCTATTAGCAACACTCTCAACCTTCGTACCATCCTCAAACAAAGTATAACCATCATTATCATTTATGTAATAGATTGCAGTTATCTCATTATTATTAAAATCTGTATGAAATCCCCAAGTAAATTCTATCAACTCAGGAGTCCTAAGAACACAGTTTGCTTTAATCCTAGCAATAGCACTCATCTCTTCTTGCTTAATGATAGGTGTGAGCATATTAAATGCTGGACTAATAATACTATGTTGTGCAAAGATCAACTGAGTAAAATGGAAGTGTCCATCATCAATGCTAGTTGTGCCTGGAAAAAATATCCATGCACATGAATTGGCAAGATCACCCTGATCCATTGCACCTGTAAAATAATCATAGATTAACTTATGATCTTCTTCACTTAGATAGTCGTCAATAACATCAATCATTTGTGGTCTATCATATAATCATGACTAACATAATTAAAATTAATTACTAGTCTACGATCTGTTTTTGTACATGTTGTTCCAGTATGCCTAGTTCCACATGGGAATATGCAAAATCTATTTGCTACACTCTCAACCTTCGTACCATCTTCAAATTTAGTATATCCATCAGTAGTATTGATAGAATATATTCCTGTAGTCAACGTATGTGGAAAATCACAATGATACCCATCTTCAAATACCATCAATTCCTCTGTTCTCATCATACAATTTGCTTTAATTCTAGCAATAGAAGACATATTTGCTCTCATGATAAGAGGTTTTAGTAACTCATATGCTTTTGGAACTCTCACCTCAAACATTGAATGTATAAATGATGCAAAATGCCAATGTCCGTCACCTATCTGTGCAATTCCATCCACAAAATTCCAATTACAAGAACCCTCAAGAGTTCCATCATCCATTTCACCCATAAAATATGCACGAATTTGTTCATGCTCATTAGGTTGCAAGTAATTATCAATTATTTTAATCATTAATATACTCCGTCTCTCTCAACATATCCAATGCTTCATCATAACTTGTCTCAAGTAACTGCATACAAATTGCAGTTCTCCTGATTGGTCCCTTCTCTGAAGGTATAAGTGCATGTGGTTTAGATACATTCAATAAGTATGCATCACCTTCATGTGCCATAAACCTACAAGACTTCTTTAGATACTTATCATGAAATATAGCACCATCAGTTTGATTCTTAATCTGAAAAGACTCAGCATCATCTCTAGGATGATAGAATTGAGTGAACATCCTATCAGTTCTAATGTAAAAGTTTATGATTGCTTCAATACCACTGTCAGTATGTGCAGGTATCTTATGATTTACTTCCATCAAAGAGAACGTACATCTATCTCTATATCTTGAAGGAATTACCTGCAATAAATCATCCTCTTTAAGTCTTACATATGAATATTTTATCCCAGCAAATCCTATTGGTGTATCCATACCATACTCTATCTTCTTACCAGTTTTGGCAAGTTGATCTACTGTAAATGTACCATGTAATTGTTTAAACATCTGCCTCTAGGTTTTGTAATCCAAGATCTATTAGAATCTCTTCTATTGTACCAGATATAACATCTTTGTAGTAGGGGTCATCCCTAAGTTTATTATACCTTGCTGCTTCATTGATAGTCTCCATAATATCTGGTCTTGTCTTTAACCAGTCCAACTCATCACCAGTTAATTTGGATATATCTCTATCCTTAATCTTGTTAAGAACAGTTATTTGTAGTATCCTCTCATAACTACTGGGCATTTCTCTTTTTGAAGTATTCTAACTTAAGTGGACTAACAAAGTCAACAACAATGACACATCTATAATAATTCTGAGCAACCAATGGTTCTGGATTGACTGGTTGATGGTTGATATTAGAATGATGTATTAATAAAGAATTCTCATCACCTGGAATAATTATCTCTCTACCCTCATTCTCTATCAAAGTTCCATAAATTCTAGATGGATTCTTGAGATAATATATCATCCCAAGATCAAAATACTCATGCTTATGAACATTACCATAATTTATATAGAGTTGACCATCATATAACTTCTGAGTTACACCCTTCATTCTTTTTGCCCAACATGAAGCAACATGAAGATCTTTAATAGTCTCATCTCCTACCAACTCAGAATAATCATACAAATGCTTCTTAATCAATTTAAAAAAGTATCTCCATGATTGCATATGCCACAACTTCCTATTTACCAGATAATTGGTAACCTCAGTACATCTATCCCACTTATCCTCATGCTGTTCTAATTCATGCTCAACCTCTTCTATTAAGTTATTCCTATCATAAGAACTTAATAGATTATATGCCCTGTAGATCTTCTTATCACAAAAGTCAAAGTGTTCTACAGTTCTAGGATCATCATGTAATGGAGGTTGCCAATCAAGTTCCATATTTTCTCTTCCAATAGGAGACTGGTAACAATGGATCTTCTGGTTTAAACTTCTCTACACCAGCAGGACACATGTTACAATATATCTCAGACTTACGCAAAAAGAACTTCTTAATATCTTCTCGTGTAGCATATTTATCAAGTGGTATGTACTTTAAATATAAATCCCATTTCTCTGACAAATCATACTTCTCTGCTTGTAGTGGTAGGTATGCTAAACCAGGACACTTCCATAGTTTACCTTGATATAATTGAACACATAATTTAGATACACAATTATACCAACTAGATACTGGATCTCCATCCTCATATGGTTCCATCTTATCACCAAATCCTTTATACTGTCTCTGCCAATGAACAATAGATGGTCTTAACTCTACTCTAACACCCTTCTTAATCCAATCTTGCATTAATTTATAGACAGGTTTAAACCTCTCAACATACGCAGGATCGTATTGACTATGAACTGATACACCTAATACTGTTCCAGTATCTACCAACTGCTTCCACAATTCTGGATGTTTATGTAAAAAGAATCCATTACTAACAATCTCAATATCTGTATTGGCAAACTTCTCTCTAGCAAGCAGCACAAAATCACCTAAGTCTGGATGTAGTGAAGGTTCACCACCCATCAAGGTAAATCTCTTAGGTATGACTTTTGTATTCCAATTACTCATCCATTCATCAGCATCCTCTAGTGATAAATTACCACTATGACCCTGATTCATATAATGTGTACACCCCTCACATGTTAAATTACAGGAATGGGTGACATGTAATTGGAACTCATGAGGAACTTTAAGCATATTAGTTAATGTTCATTGAAAGTATTAACCTGTCAACATCAGATGTATTAGGTGGAACATAATGTGGTAGACTTGTTGGGAAGACTATCAAAGTTCCCTCTTCAACATCAGTTGGTATGTATTCAAATACATTACCATCCATATTATTTAAGAAGGGAGCAACAAAAGTAGTTGGTTTATGGTGATCTGGATCATACTTTAAATAAAGAACTGAACTGAACCCACCAAACCCATGATTATGAACTGAATGTGCATGTGCTTTATTATATTGCTGGAACCATGCAGAATTAATTCTAATTTGTTTTTCTATACCAAAATCATTCTTAACTCTGATAAGATCATCCATCAATATTCCTTCTAATAAAAAATGATACTGACGATTAGAATTATAATCAGTTAACTGATCACCTTCTACCATGTTATCCTTAAACCTATCAAGTATCTGAAGTATTGATTCTCTCTTAGTATCCCAATCTGATATCTTCCCTTTAAAAAAAGGGATAGCAAACTTTTTTAAATATGGA